AGGGGAAACCTACTTACGGCAGAAGAAACGCTTAAGGCAGAGGGGGAGAGCAAGAAGAAATCCCTTCTGTCTATGGCGCTTGGGCGTAGTGAAGACTCTTTTGATGAGTTTATGGAGCTTGAACGTATACGCGAAGCAAAGAAAGAAATCGAATCTGCGATGCGACTATTCGGACGTCCGGGTTTGTATGACGATTGGGTAAAATGGCAAGCCCAAGAACGTGTTAGAAAAAAACAAGAAGCAGAAGACAGAGCTAAGGCTAGAGCTTTTATCGGTAATATTATTCAATGGAGTATAGCTGCATTAATTATATTCGGCTCTGCAGGTGGCCTACTTTGGTGGGCATGGGCAAATTATGGGTGAGAGTTTAATCAGCCACTTTCCCCTGCCTTCAATGCCTTTCCAGACACATGTAAATATTATTTTTGAGAGCGGTGTAGGTGAACAGGTTGAAAAGAAAACCCGCGCTGGAGAAGCAGGGTCAGTAGAACCTGTTGATGAAAATACTTCAGTAGAACACCTAGAAATAACTAATCAATTATACGCCTACAATCCTGACCCTAATAAGCTGCGTACACCTGATGGGCAAATTGTAGATTTTGTGGTGGCATAAATGGCAATCGATAAATCTAAGATGAAGTGCAACAAGCCCCGCCGCACACCAGATGGGCCGAAGAAGTTTGTTGTGAAGGCCTGTGAGGGCGGTACAGAGAAGATTATTCGATACGGCGACCCTAAAATGAGGATTAAAAAGAGCAGTCCTAAACGCCGTAAATCTTTCAGAGCCAGACATAAGTGCGACAGTAATCCATCAAAACTAACAGCAAGATATTGGTCCTGTAGGAATTGGTAATGAAATATTTTTTTAAAGACGGAAAAGAATTTAAAGGCGGCACTCACAAGATGCCTAATGGAGAAATCCACAGTAATAAGACCCATACTAAAAGCAGTAAGAAGCTTTTTAAATTAAGCGAGTTAAGCGACAAAGCTAAGAAACGGGCAAAGTCTAATGCCAGCTAAGAAAAAAACCAAAAAAGATGCCTGTTACAAAAAGGTAACGAGGGCAATGCCTCAAAACTCCGCTTACCGCAGTGGGCATATTGTGCGCTGCCGCAAGGTTGGCGCTGCAAACTATAACATCGGCGGTAAGAAGCGTGGCAAAAAAGCGTAGCAGTACCAGTGGCGGTCTCCGAGCTTGGTTTTCTAAGAACAGCGGTAAGGGCTGGGTAAACTGCAAAACTGGTGGACCTTGCGGTAGAAAATCCAAGAACAGCGGCGGGGCATACCCAGCTTGTAGACCTACGATGGCACAGTGCAAAACTAAAAAAGGTAAAGCTGCTACCCGTAGAAAAACATCATCTAAAAAAGTAAATTGGGGTTGATACATGGAAGATCGTTTAGACCGCATGGAGAATAAGCTGGATAAGCTGTCAGAGGCTGTCTACGCAATCGCTCGAATGGAAGAGCGTATGCTTACCGTTTTTAAGCGTCTTGAAAATGTTGATGCTATCATAAAGAAAATGGATGACCGCTTGGATGATATGGAAAAGCAAGCCATCGCCAGAGGTCAGAAGATTGCCTTCGCTGAAAGAATATTCTGGATGGTTTGTACGGGGGCCGTGGGTCTAGCCTTTATTTATTTGAGGTAAATTATGGAAGAGAAACGAGAACTCACAGAAAAGCAGACTCTTTTTCTTGATGCCCTAATGACCGAAGAGGTGAAGGGTAACATTAAGAAAGCTATGAAGATTGCTGGCTATGCGGAAACCACTCATAGTAAAGTGGTTGTTTCTGCGCTGAAAGATGAAATCAACGAAAGAGCGGCTTTGGTAATGGCTATGAATGCACCCAAAGCAGCTTGGTCAATGGTAGATGTATTAGATGATCCATCCGCAATGGGCGCAAGAAACTCTATCGCAGCCGCTGCCCAATTATTAGACCGCACAGGTTTAATTAAAAAAGAACAAGTAGAAGTTAAAAATACAGGCGGTGCTATGTTTATCCTACCACCGAAAAGTGAAGATTGAGCATTTGGCTAGATAAACCAAGACCTAACAAGACAGCCAAGTTACCATACGCCTACAAGGAGTCAGAACACGACCCCTTGGTTGCAGTAGCTGATATGGAAAAGGCTACACTTGTAGAAGAGGCTATGGACTACTTAGATGCGGGTCATTCCAGCCGTAAGACCGCTGAGTGGCTTACTTCTAAGACAGGCGATAGGATATCCCACCAAGGCTTAATTGGTATATGGAGGGCGCATAGAGGCCCAAAGAGTGACAATCCATCCAAGAGGCTGAAGGAACTCGCTAAGGATAACCGCAAGCGCAAGCCAAAGACTAAAGAAGAAAAAGTCCTAGCAACCGCAAAGAGAAGACAGTCTGATGCAAAGCGTAGGCTCACACTCGCCAAGAAGCAGCTATCCGAACTGCAGCCTACTGAGGAGCTAGACACCTCTAACTTAGACTTCTCTGTGATAGAGAGCGAGAAGCAGAAACAAGAAGTAGTCTTCGCCCCGAATGCTGGACCACAAACAGAATTTCTAGCTGCATCAGAAAGAGAAGTTTTATACGGGGGTGCGGCTGGCGGCGGTAAGTCTTACGGACTGTTAGCTGATCCTATGCGGTACTTTAGCAATCCTAATTTTAACGGGCTAATCCTGCGTAGAACTAATGATGAATTACGAGAGCTAATATGGAAATCTCAGGAGTTATACCCGAAGGCATTTAAAGGCGCTAAGTGGGCTGAGAAGAAATCCCAGTGGACTTTCCCTAGCGGAGCCAAGATGTGGTTCACCTACTTGGAGAGAGACCAAGACGTATTAAGATACCAAGGTCAGGCCTTCAGTTACGTGGCCTTTGATGAGTTAACGGCCTACCCTACCCCCTTCGCGTATAATTACATGCGTTCACGACTTCGTACCACCGACCCCACACTTCCTATTTACATTCGTGCAACTACCAACCCCGGAAATAGTGGGCATGGCTGGGTCAAGAGAATGTTTGTAGACCCTGCCCCACCTAATACAAAATTTGTAGCTAAGGATATAGAGACAGGTGAAGACATGGTCTACCCCGAAGGCCATGAAAAAGCTGGGGAGCCACTGTTCTACAGGAGGTTTATCCCAGCAAGCCTTAAGGATAATCCCTACCTCATGGAAGGCGGTCATTACGAGGCTAACCTGCTTTCCCTACCAGAGATGCAGCGGAGACAACTACTAGAAGGAGATTGGGCAGTTGCAGACGGAGCAGCATTCTCAGAGTTCAGATCATCAATACACGTTATTGAGCCATATAAAATACCAACTGATTGGCGTAGGTTTCGGTCCTGCGACTATGGATATTCTTCTCATAGTGCTGTGCATTGGTTTGCTATTGATCCCAGTTATGGCACATTAATCTGCTACAGGGAATTATACGTCAGCAAACACACTGGGAGAGATTTAGCCAAAGCTGTTTTAGAAGCAGAGGGCGCAGAAAGCATAGATTACGGTATCCTCGACTCCAGTTGTTGGCATCAGAGAGGACAGATAGGCCCATCCATAGCCGAAGAAATGATTTCGCAAGGCTGTAGGTGGAGACCTAGCGATAGGAGTAATGGCGCAAGAGTTGCTGGTAAAAACAGGCTGCATGAAGTCCTTAAAGTAAACGAGGACACAGGCATTCCGGGGATACAGTTCTTCAATACGTGCAGACAAATTATAGCCGATCTTCCAGTTATTCCATCTGACCCCAAAGGCAGCGATGATATAGACCCCCGCTACGCCTCAGATCACTCATACGACAGTGTAAGATACGCAGTTATGAGCCGACCTAGAGCATATTCTCCGTTTGATTGGGGAAATGGCGTTCCACAACAGAGTTGGCGACCCGCTGACGCAACATTTGGGTACTAAAATATGGCATTAATGAATAAACCTCTACCAGAAGATGTAGCTGATACAGACTTTGTAGTGCCGCTGGAAGAAAGTGGTGATGTAGAAGAAGAAAACACAAGCTATTCTGGTACGGTTGCCTTTGTAAATAGCCAGTATACTCGCGCAAAGGACTCAAGATTATCCGACGAAGAGCGTTGGTTGGACTCTTACCGTAATTACAGAGGATTATACTCCAGCGAAGTCCAATTTACAGAGACTGAAAAGTCTAAAGCCTTTATAAAAGTTACAAAAACTAAAGTATTAGCTGCCTACGCACAAGTTGTAGACGTATTATTTGCTGGATCAAAGTTTCCTATTGGCATTGAGGCCCGACAGTTTCCAAATAACGTAGCAGACGCAGTTTCTCTTAATTTAAAAGAACAAAATCCAGAGCAATCCCCGCCTGAAGAGGCAGGTTTACCTAAATCTATCTCCAGACCTGAGATTGCTGACAAATTAGGCATCTATAAGAAGCTTCTAGAGCCTGTTGTAGAGGATATAAAGCCAAAAGCAGGTAAAACTCCCGAATCCATTACTTTTGAGCCAGCTAAACGTGCCGCTCAGAAGATGGAAAAGCTGATGCATGACCAGTTGGT